ATGCAGAGCACACGGGGCAGATTCGAGCATCCACCCATTCTTTGTTCTCGCGGGAAACCCAAGACCGCGTTTCAGAGAAGACCATTCCGGATGCCGGATAAGCCCTTCGTGCATATATTCAACTACCCCCTGGCTGGGGTGGGGGCGTGATCCATCGGTAAAAATGGACTATTCCTTCTATATGCCACACTAGAAATTAGTGAAAAACGTCTTGTATGACTTCTCGAGAGAAGCCACAAAAGGCGTACCACAATATGAAGGATCTTTCCTGTCAATGGCATGGCCAAGGGCAAGGGACACCGACTCTGCCGAGGCAGTAGGCCGGTGGCTGTAAAGATCCATATACAAGTAATCTGAGAAGAGCTTCCCTCCGCGAGCGGAAGGAATCGCATCCCAGATACGCTTCATTTGTTCCATATACTGAGTACAGGTCAGCTCACGGCTAGTCCTGTACCCAGAACGGATATCTGATATCTGTGCCGGCAGTAGGGCGTCCATTACTAGACGCTCTACATGCAAACACGGATGTGACGTTGAGAGAGATACTTTGATCTTTGCCAGGCTCCTGGCAACTATCTTAGCATACTTTCCACCGATGATGAGTTGATTGGTAAGCGGCAATCCATGGGTTGCCGCATACCTGATCTTCCATGTTTCGTAGCGCCGACTCTTCCACTTCCGCGAGGGAGGGGGAAGGCCGATGCCACCGTAAAAAGAGGGGAGGTACTTTGGAACTTTGAACTTGCGAGCAAGATCAAAGAGCCAACGTGCCCCCAACGAGATAGACCTGTGGACAGTGTGGAGGGGGAGAAGACTCTCCCCAGCCACGCTGCTAAGGTCTTTAAGGACTATCGCCCGATTCTCCGGATTGAACATCCGGAGACCGAGTGACGGTCGCAGTACCATGTTGTTCCCGACTTTCTCGTACAATCTCTCACAGAATGTACCGAAGTCAGGCCCGACATAAGTCTTTTGCCGATTGATACGCATACCTGAGGACTCAACGAGTCCCACGTATTCGTCCCATTGGCGTTCGGCCATGACTGCGAGCGCGTCGTCACCCCGGATCGCAAAATCCCGGATGCCACACGACCGCATGATCATATAATGGATAAGGGAGAGGATTGCCCATGAGCACGGCATGCCCATGGGACAACCCCTCCTATAATCCTGTGTTCCGTCGTCCGTGCTTATAAGGAAACCCTTATAAACAAGACGAGGATCTAGATTAAAAGATAAGCAGAACCATGACAATGTCTCGTGAGAGATATTGTCGGTGGCTTTGCTCATATCAGTGGAAACCACCCACCCCTTCTGTTGCACACGGAAGGAGGTAGCTGGTCTACCAAGATGTCTTGATATCTGAGGAATGGTGAGAATCAGACGCCAAAGGCGTCTCCTCTCACTATGGGCCTCAGAAACATAATGGGGATTAGAGCAAGTGACGATACGGCACTTAGCCCCTCTCTCCGCAAGTGGGATTACGCGCATGACGTTTACCTCTGAGGTAAACTTCTTGGCAAAATCCTTTTTAGCCTTCGCGATGGCGAAGATCCCACCGTGCCGTGAGGCACGGGTTACCTTCTCCGTCGGAATCAGTTTAGTGGCAAGAGAGGGATCAAGCTCTGTGGCAAACACAGAAGCCTGACCCCCCTCTGACCTAGAGGAACCGAAGCATGACGACTGTCCAGGCAAGCCTGGACAGTAATCATCCGCTCGGTCAAGTTGTGTGATCTCCTTAACGAGGGCTTCGAAGCGATTCGAAGGCCTCCATGAGGAGACATAATCAGGTTCGCAAGCGTCCTCTAAGAAGGCTCTTAGAGTGCGGTCGCAAACACCTTTGGTTGCAGGCGGGAGAGCTCGTGCGATCAGCGAAAGCTGGAAGGCACGGACCCTCGTAACCCGTTTGATAAAATGAGATCCAATGAAGATGTTATTCCCAGGAATAGCTCCACCTTGGATCGAAAATTTGCGCAAG